CCGGCAGTAATTCTGGCGGTTGCGCCGTTCCCTGCACCTGCGTTACCTATTGCCGATTTAGTGATGCTCATCTCAATGTCTCTTTTAATTTCCTTCACTTTGAAGGCAATTTGAGATGCTAGTTTTTGTGCGCCCGCAACACCATTTACTGCCTCGTCTGTAGAAGTGACTTCAACTAGCTTATCTGCTAACTGTGTATAAGTCCCTTTTCTGACCGGCAATGTTCCGGCATCGTTGTTTGGGTTATCACCTTCAGCCACAGCATTGTTGTTCACTGCCGTTGCCAAATCCAATTCAGCAAATTCTACATATGTATTTCCTGCTGATCTTTGTTTCGCCATAGAATATATCGGTGTATCCGTAGGTGAGATAGATTTCAGAAGGTCACTGATATCTTCTCTGATAGTGGTTACATCATATGTTTCTACGGCATTTGCATTTTGTGCCATTTTTTCCTCATTTTAAGATGTTGCCAAAAGCCAATTAGCTCCGTCCTCGACGCTCCCCGACTTTTGAAGTTTTGCGGTCGCCTCTTTAATTTTATGCGACTTACCAACTGTGCCAACTTGCTTAGAGCCGGCTTTAATAGTAAGAGGTCTTGCTTGGCTGACTTTTTCCTCAATCTTACCTTGAGATTTTTGTAAATCCTGCCATTTTCGAGCATCGTTTAATATTCGTATAGCACGATTATCAACTATGCTTGCAATCTCTTGCTCTGTAAAACCATACTCACTACCGGTCGATATTAACTTACCTCTTAATGAGCTAGCTGATTCCGACTTGGAAAATTCTGGAATATGCTTTTGAAGTATGGTGGCTTGTTCTTTTAAATATGCCTCCATAACTTGTTTGTTCTGCTTAGTCTGTTCCACTTGTAATTTTTCAGTTTCTTGAGCTAATACTTTTTGCTTTTCCATAGCATCATTGTATTCAGCCTGCTGAGTCATATACTTAATGGGGTCAGTTTTAGCTAATGCAATATCTGGCTTTTCCAATTGGTTTTGAGAAAGTTGGGTTTTGTAAGTCTCCATAGCCTTATGAAGTTGCTCACGCTCTGATTTTAATTGATTGTGAACCTCCTCTGCCTCCTTGCGGATTTGAGCAGTTTCACCCATCTTTTTTTGGATATATGATTGACCACTAGCACTTCGGGTAAGCTGATCGAGTGTCCATTGTTCCTCACTGCCATCTACCTTTACAGTAAATGTCTGAGGATCAGTTGGTTCTTCAACTTCCGGTGTAATGTTTTCCTCTGTAGTATCCTCTGCTTGGACGTTATCATCAACGGCTACGTCCGGAGTCGTTTCATCAGTTGCCTCAACACTTTCATTTTCGGCAGTCTGATTATCTTCTACTTTTGGCTCACCTAAAAGTGACGCGGTTGCCTCTTCTACTGAACCTTCTTCAAAATTAGTCTCTGTCATCGAGGTGCTAATCCTTTTCTTTTAGTTTCTCTTTTATCGAGCATTTCCTTATCTGTAATTACGTTGATAAGTTCATACTCGATGGATGAAAGAGCCAAAATGATCGAGTGTGCCTTTTCTCTGGTCTCGGTATCATCTTTGCTCGAGGACAAAAATGCGTGTATTTGAGCATCTTTGACTTTCTGCATAGCATCTCTAAAAGCCACAGAATTTAATAATTCTTTTGCTTGATTTGCTTTAATTTCTAGCGACTTGTCCATTATTTCTTTCCTGCGCCTGCATTCGTTTAATTTCATTTATGTCTACTTGATATCCGTGTTTGGATAATAATTCGCCTGCTTTTAATAATAGATTTTGATCTAATTCATCTCGTTTTAGATCGTCAGCTAGCATCATTTTTTCTCTTTCTAATCCATATTTTGTCATGTCGCTTTGCATCTTAGCATTCGCTCTTATTTGTTCAGTTTGCATAACGGCCGTTGCCGGATCGATTGGTTGAGGTTGGTTTTGAGCTTGTTGTTGAGCCATCGCCATCATCTGTTGCTCTATTTCTGGATTCATTGGACTAAAATACCTATCGGCATTTCTTATACCGCTACCCGCTAATATATCTTGCAGGCAATTCCGTATCATCGATAAATTTACCAATCCGTTGCCAGATCCATATCCTTGATAAATAGTCTGTTGTATTTGTAATATTTGCTGAAGAGTCATTTGCTTTTCTTCAACTTTTCCAGTCCCTAATCCCACCGAAACTTGTAAATCTAAATGGGCATTCCATGATTTAGGATCTACCGGTATATAATTATTATTCATACGCATTACCTCATCACCTTTTCTATGCTTAATAATGAGGTTCATCATTTTTCTAAATAATTGAGTCATACCGCCTTCAGCTAAATTACGAGCTATAGTTTCAACTTGTCCTTGAGCCGTAGCTATATGATGGTCGACCGCCGTTTTTGTAGTTGATTGTAAAACATCTGGATTTAATCCTACACTAGACGCACTAACACCAACTTTTTGGTCGATGGTCTGATCTAAGTATTGCATCGCACCTAAAGTGTTACCGGCGGTAAATGGTATTGTTAGAGGCTGAATAGTATTGGGTTGTCGTGTACGGATAACCGCACCAATTTCATTATTAAGCACATCATCGAGATTAACTTGGCTATCAACTACACTTAATCTAGGTGAATTACATAATGCTATATTATCTAAAACTCCCCTTAAACAAGAAGTACTCGCATCTTGGTCGTCAAATAACATAGCAACCACACTTTGACCAAATACAGTATGAGGCTCTGGATCACACTCAAAAACTGCAAAAGGTTGCTGATCGCAGGGCATATAATTTAACAATTTGTAATTACTACCGCCCATAATAAATTGGTGTAAAACCGGCACTCCAGTGCCGTCCACATCAACTTTCATATAGCATTCAGTTATACCTATTCTTTTAGAGGTAATATCTATATTATTTTGAGAGTCGTTTTTATCCTCTGTAAAACCGGTTCTCGCGAATAACTCAGCATCATTTAATGAATCGTCACTTATAGAGTCTAAATGGTGAATATCGTCAAAATTAAAACCTTGTTCAACTAATTCTCCGACTGTTTTATTAACTCGATGCCCTACTATATAAGCAGTTTCAACATCTTTTGCATTTCTATCACAAAACCACTCCTCTGGTGGGACAGAGTCAATTCTACAATCGCCTGCCGGTGTTATTCGTTGGATTTTCGCATCGTGAACAGATTTTTCAATTTCTTGCTGAGTTGCTTGATCCATTTCCATAGAAACTGTCTGATTATGGTTAAGTACTGTAACATTTTCATCGGCAACCAGATAATTAAACTCAATATCTGAAAGACCGCTATATGTATGTGTTTCAGTTTTGCTAAAATCTTCATAATATACCTTTAAAATACCTAATCTTTTTACCAAACTATCTTGAAAAGCATTACTTAATAGCTTGAAATAGTTTAGTTTATTTAATTTGTAGTGGACGTACTTGGTCATCTGCTCTGCAACCGGCACATCTTCCGCCATATTGGGAGTAAATTCTACCGGCGGAGCTTGTCCTAGAAAAACACGAAGAAGTGAAGGTTTAATTGCACGAACTGCGTCTCTGCACTTGGTCGCAACTACCTTGCTCCGACCTTCCTCGACCCCAAGTCGTGTTTTTCCATCATAATATTGCTGAGAAAGTACTCTTTCTGGGACTATTTCACTGTCAATAAAGTCGACTGCGTCCTTTATCGCCTCACTGACCAGACTTTCTAGCTGACCATCCTCTAAAGGAGTCAATTTTGCCAAATAATTACTCCATGAACCAAATGTAAAATCAATACTCTAGTGCGTCCTTTACATCCATTAATTTATCTTGACGTTTAAATCGTTTTCTTGAGTAGACTTTTTTTGATTTCACAATCTTCGGAGGTTGCCGGCGCATCAACATAGCACGAGCCACCGGATTGACCTTTGTTATAGTTAGGTTTTTTCTCCGTCTGGGATTATTTGGCATAGAGGTTTAACCATGATAACTTGAGGATGCGAATAAGCTAGTTCTCCCTTTTGTATTGATACCTCAAAGCACTCTTCTTTAGTTGGTAATAACTCTCTGCCGGTTATAACTACACAAGACTCAGCTAAAACCGATTGACAGACTATTAAAATAGGAATCCACATTAGTTTATATTAAGTTGCCAATGAGGAGCGTCCATGAATACTTTCCTGCCTTGTTTTGCGCGTGTCGATATATAATCTTGGATCATATCGGTGCAATCCATATCGCAACCGGCGACATCATCAATATGCCAACAAGCACCCCATGATAAATTATTAATTCCTAACTCTTTAGCCGATCTAACTATAGACTCTCCGGCTACCGCATATGTATCTAACTCCCAACAAGCTCGACCATCGACTATTGTGTACATATCAACCGCGTGAGAAAAGCCGGTACTCTCTTGGATAATATGTTTTGAATACATTGTGGTCGACGCTCCTGCTTTAACAAGTTGAGCTTGCCGAGCCTTATTTCGCACACCTTCAGAAATTCCAAAGTCGATAGCTGAATAACCTATCGCTTTTTTAAATATTTTAATTAAGTCCGGATGGACTCCTTCTAGCCTTGATAAAGACTTTTTGCCGAAAATAAACACGTCTTTTCTCTCCTATTCTATCAATCAGCATATGCCTTTCTCCCATAAAGCGTTTTTTATACCTAAATAGTTTTATTTTTTCATGTTTTCTCTTGCGACTCCTTTGCTTTTTTCCCACGATCTCATTCCTCCGAGTCCTAAAATGGATAATGTCAAAGTTGTTAATTCAGAGGTATTTAAATTTGGTAAATTAATATCCGGATACCAGATAACTGTTATCCATTCAGCAATGGGCATTAAAAAAAACTGAGTTAATAGTCCTAAAGCGCAAATCCACATTATTGAGGGTCTTGCACCGGCTACAAATAGGCTCGGATGTTTAGCTTGTTCAACATTAGCCTGCATCTGTCCTTTAGCTACCTCTAAAGCTGATTTTTCAGCTAAAGTGGTTATTTCGTGACTTAATTTTCTTTTTAAATCTGTGTCCGGTATAGCTTTATCTAATATTTTGCTAACCGGCTCTATTAAGGATGTTAAAAGACTCATAGAATAGCCTCCATAGTTTCCCTCCAAGATGCTTGTTCCACGTTATTTTGCAAGAAATGTTTTTTTGCAAACCTTTTAGTAATTTGATTGAAAGATTTAGCCGGTTTAAAAATAACTCTACCTAGATCGGTAGCAACAAATCCTAATACATCGCATTCTTTCTCTGTTAGTGGTCTTTTATCCCCACCATATACAGTTGAAAACTGATAACCTCTAAATAATGATCTGTTATCTTTTAATTTATATTCACTAGACTTTACTTGTATCCTAATTACGCGACTATTTTTATGTACTATTAAATCAATAGTTGATAAATTAACTATTTCTGTGTTTTCACCCATTCTTTGTAAATGAGTGGCGCAGATAAACTCGCCAAGTTTACCTCGCTCAAAGTTGTTATTAGACATAATTTATTTTCTAAGTTCTTGCTCGATACTGTCTAACTTTTTAAATATTGCCTTTACTGTTTCCTTAATTTCATTAATTTCTCTATCGTGTTGGGCATTAATGGTTTCAAACATTTTTTCTAATACAGTTATCTGTGTCTGGTGTTTTGTTTGATTTCTATGGATTAGCCATACGAAACCACCGACCGGCAGGACTATATAAGAAAAAATTTGCTCAACCATTTGAATGTTTTCCAACAAGATATCCACTTATTATGCCTATTATACCGGTAAGAGTTTGTCCTAATAAAGTCCACATTTCAGTGCTTGGCTGAATGTTTTCCATTAATGAAACATACATTTCAGTCCCTACTATAAAAAACATAAGTCCAAAAAAACTGCAGACAATAATATACATTATTTTATCTTTATAATTCATTTACTCGACTCCTTTCCAAGCCATACGGCAAAACAACCGCTAAAACATCCAAATATAATCGACGCGAATGAAGTCTGATTAATCGATGGGTCTGGTAAATTTATCATCCACCAAGTGACATAAAAGCACATTACTGTAATTGCTAACATCATAAGACGCGGAATTACGCGCCATTGATCTAATATAAAACTCATGCTTGTTGCTCCTTGAGATATTTTGCTAAAAAGATAATTCCTAATGAACCGGCTATAAAAAATATCCCCAAAAATACTACTCCGAAAATAGTGTAGAGCGTGTCCCTAAACTCGGCTTTGCGTTGCAACTCTTCACGATGTAAGGCACGCTCTTCCGCGATCATCTTTTGTAAAGTTTGCCACTGACTATGTTTCCCAAATAGCATAAACGTCTCTCTCAATTTATCGCGAGCTTGTTTCAACTCTTCTTGTTTAAAAAACCTATCTATCGCAGTTGACTCCGCACCGGTAAACTTAGCGAGGAAAGAATTTTTTTTTCTATTAGCTCCAAAATTTAACTCCGCCTCTGCCTTCGCGTATCTCGATAATGGAGTGGATAATGACGCAACATCTTTACCGGCTTTTATAGATGTCGATATTGCGTTAGCACTCGCGGTTATTACAGAAATAGCTGAAATAGGGTCAATCATCTTTAACCTCTTTTTCTTCTAATAGTTTCTCCATATCTATAAATGGAAGAAGTCCTATCGGTATTCCTGCGGATATATGTTTTAAATGTTTTAATCTAGGGTCAAAACGAGCAAATTTTGACCTAAGGCGTGAGTCTCTATTTGCTAAATTAACAGTCACATTATGTGGTTTGTTTATTTTTTTATTGTTTTTTAAATTTTTAGGAAAATTAGAACCTCTGTCTACAATATTTTCAAACTTTACTTTTTGGAATCCTTTATTCATATCAATTATTTCTTCTGGGACTCCAAGATGATCTTTCCAAACATATTTATCACCCTCATTTACAAAACTCACCAATTCATTAGTAGATATACCACCTTCATCTTTCCAAAAATCCATCAGACCTTCCGGTATAACGTCATCCTCCACGTGCAACTTATTCCAATTTTTACCCTTCGCGTCTATTGTCCATGTTTTATCTTTTGAACTTGTCATTAAAGGATAAACAACATCTCCGTATGTTTGCGCTACATCCGGATTTGAAGAAGTAAATAAATCTAATACACTTGAAGGAATTTTTATTTTATCACTGTCTGGTGCTTTATAACTATTATGCAAAGTGCCATGATAGGTATTTTCGTCATAACCCATTTCTTTTGCCCTTTTCATTCTGGATTCAAAATCCATAGGCAAATCATAGTTTTCAAATAAATACTTTTCATCAGCATTAGCCATTAAATAATCTGTGACTTTATCGTTTTCGCCAGATTTCAAAAGGTCGATTATTTTTTGTGCGTTTTGCTCCTCTAAAGTTAATTCAACCTTATTACCTTTTTTAATAACTTTTCTCGCAGTAGTGCCTAATGCATCTCCGATTAAAGGCACTAAACCTAATAATCCTGCACCGCCTAACATAGCGATAACACCCCAATTAGGATTTTTTTTACTTAATTCGTTTTTTATATCTCTATAGGTGACCGCCTCAGAAATTAACGGAATAGACTCATAAGCTATTTGACCCGCACCTCTTGCACGTGACTCCGGTGTTTTCCCTCCAAAAAAATCAGCGTCGTCACCAAATAGATTTAATAGGCTCACTTCTTCTTACCGCCTTTCCCTTTAGGTGGACGTCCTTTTTTAGTCCCATAAGTTCCTTTTCCACTTGGCATTATGCTACTCCTCTCAAGTTTCGTTTAAGTGGTTTAGACCAACGACTTCTATGACCGCCTTTTAAAGCCACCACATTATCGTGAGCCATTGTTAAGCAAAGAGCATCCGCCCTATCCGGAGAACTTAATCCTCGTTTACGCATCTCATCTTTGCTTTCTATTTTCGCCTTACCATTTGAGGCAAAACTATATTTGACCGCAATCATCTCATTAATTAACTTATCATCGCGTGGTAGTTTACAGTCGCGGTTTTCTAAAAATGCTTTTAACTTAAACCATAACTCGGCTCTTAAATTAGTATAATTAGACTTCATGGCCGGTGACTCAGAAACATTTATGCCGACCGCCGGTAATCCTAACTCAGCTAAACGATCCACACATCCAGAGCCTAAACCTATCGAGTCTATAAATATTGTTTCCGGTAAATCAGTCGGTGACATAATAGCGTCATATTCGGCTTTAACACGACCGCATAACTCCATTAAATCAAGTCCCTTCCAAGTCTGTACCTCTATAATAGTATTCCCGCGCCTTTTACATAACGCAGATGAATCGTTACCAAATCGCGATACATCTAATCCCCAGACAACTGTGGCGACCGGACTTTCCTCGACATCCCTATTACGAGCAGAGTCGCATAAATGATAAGGTATAATCGTATCATCATCGACTTTAGGAAATTCACCTAAAACTCTAACCGCAAACTGCGTACTCTCAGAGCCATATCGCTCTTTCATTTCCTCGATAAATTCATCCGTTACTAACGGACTATCCATACAAGACCATTTACGTCGCCACCAACTTGAGGTCGGACTCATATGCGTTTCGTAAAATGTACCGGAATTTTTCGTTGGGTTGGATAATAATAAGGTTACACAGTTATGCCCGCTCATCGAACCCGCACTCGCCTCAAAGGTTTTTTCGTGGACACCGCTTGCCTCGTCGACGACTAATAATACAGATGCCCTATTACCGCCGGATGCGTGAACACCGGCTAGTGCCTCTGGTTGTTCCGGACGAGAGGTTTTTGCCGATATAAAAGCCTCACTCGGTGCGGAGACTAATTCGATCCGATCCGACTTTACGTTAATCAGTGATCGAAGTGTGTCCGGTAATTTGGTGGTGTTCGCTTTCAATTCGGCAAAAAGTGCGTCAAATAATTGGGTACTTGAAGGCGCAGTTGTCACTATCTTGACCGGATATCTGGTTAATAAGAACCATAACATTAACCAACTAGCGCAACTTGATTTCCCAGTTCCATGCCCGCTCCGGACACTTAACCGGCGAGTTCCTTTATTAACCGCGTTTAATAACTCGGCTTGATAATCAAACGGCTCTACACCTATAACCTCTTTAACAAATAATATAGGGTCGTCCCCATACCTCTCCATAAAATCTTCAAAAGGATTAGTGGACATAACCTTCCCTCATTTCTGGGAATGCCTCTAACAAGCATTCATTAGTCGCCCAGTCCAAAATAGCGGTGGTAAATATTTCATCTTTAGTCGACATAATCGTAATATCCCCTTCCCTAACTCCGAGCATAATTATGGAGTCATACTTAACCTTTAGAAATTCTTCTAATTTATTCGTTTTCGATAATTTTGGCATTACCGACCGCCTTCGCATTCCTTAAAGCATCTAAATGCAAATCACCTACATTAATTGTAACCGCCGATTGTTTCTGACCATACGTTTCCGGATTCTCACAAGACGCAAGCCATTTACGAACAGATGCCTGCTCACGCGCCTTACTTATCTCATTCGGGGATGGGTCTACATTATCTACTATATCGAGGCACTGCTCGGCTAAAGTATTAGATCGCTCCTTTTTAGCGGATTGTAATAATGCCTTCGCCTCTGGTTCTTTATATAATACTGTCGTCATAAAATTACGGCTTAACCCAAATTCCTTCGCAATCGCCGTAAAGGTATCGCCGTCCGATATACGATCCGCGATATGTTGTACACCGCCTAATTTTTTTAAATCAGCTAAAAATTGCCGTTTTAAAGGTTGCCCTGCCATAATGCCGGTTAAAATAACTTGCCGTAAAAAATTATGCAAAAAAATTTTCTTGACGGAAAAAAGAGTCGGCGCGTCTATACGTTTTTACTAGTACATTTACGTGCGAAATGTATGGGGGATGGGGGGGATTTCTGCGGAATCCTGCCAGATTTTAGCCATTTTCCGCCTTATTTTGTAGCATAAATACTACATTTAGGTGTGGTAAATTATGCCATAAAAAGCGTAATGAAATCAATGGTTTATAAAGGTAAAAGTAACATAATGTGTATTATGCGCCCTTTAATTATTATTTACGTCTCACGAGCGCGATGCCGTCCGTTAGTGCTTAATTCCTACCTCAGACGCAATAATAAGTCCAGATATTAATCCTTTATAGGTGCTCGCCATATCCGGTAAGTGTCCTTATCAATCTTAGCAGTAATACGCTCGTTAGGATTAGGATATAACATATATAAAGTCCCTCTCGCCCTATTAATATCA